AAAGCAGAATCCTGAATCACAGAAAACTGTAGAAGTCTCAGACTTAATAGCTTCAACTATGGGCAACGCTTTACATTCAGCATGTGAAGCTGCATGGTCAAATCGAAATAATGTAGTAAAAGCCTTACAGTTATTTGGTACCGCTGATAGTGTTACGGACACAATTAAAATTAACCCACCATATGTAAAATCTGATGAAATACCAATCTATATAGAACAACGAGCTGAAAAAGAACTTGACGGGTTTATCATTTCTGGTAAATACGATCTAGTTATGGAAGGAACTGTTCATGATTATAAATCTACAAGCACATGGGCTTATGTTAATCAAAGTAATAGAGAAGACTATATTAAACAAGGAAGTATTTATAGATGGTTAAACCCAGATAAAATTACTAGTGATTACATACAAATTCATTATTTATTTACAGACTGGAGTATTGCAGAGAAACGTAAATTTAAAAAAGAAAGCTATAATAAAGAAGACTATCCTTCTTTAAAAGTAGCAACTAAATCTTATCCATTATGGAGTCTTGAAGAAACTGAAAATTTTATTAAACAAAAATTGCAAGCTATTACTAATGCAATGCAACTACCTCAAGAATCATTACCAGAATGTACTAATGAAGATCTTTGGATTAGAAGAAATACTGAAAAATATAAATATTATGCTAATCCAGCTAAAACAGATAGAGCTAGCAAAGTGTTTGGGTATGATAAATATGAACACCCAGAAACTGAGGCTCAGATACATCTAGCTGAAAAAGGAACTGGAATAGTTAAACACTTTCCAGCTATGGCTATACGATGTAAATACTGTTCAGTTCAACCTATCTGTTCACAAGCTGCAAGCATGTTAATAGAAGGAAGACTAGATTTATAAATACCGACTGTCACCAGCCCTAAGACTTGGGTGGTATCGTGGCAGCGAATCTACGCGCGGTTTCCCATAGTGACCGCTTAGTGTAGATGGAGGGACAATAGTCTTAATGAGGAGCCTTAGAAGCTTAACCCGTAGGAGTTGGGAGTTGCGGTCGCTCCGTACCCTGTAAAACTGATACTCTGGAAGTAAAGGGTTTATGGCCTGCGAAGCCGAAAGTGGAGGCGGTTAATTCTTAAGATTGTTGAGCGATGTATATTCTGGCCAACGTGGTCTGTACATAGACGCTAGTCGACACTAGGATATGCATTGTTACTCCTCTACTAATTAACCTGTTAGCTGGGACAAGTACACTATGCCGAGAGATTCATTCTACTATGCTCAAGGCAACAGTAGAAAGTGGAATAGAGCATGATGCGAATGCTATTAACGGAAGCTCTTGCGTGTACTGGTAACTTCCGGGGTTATTTAAATAGGTGCATCTATAGCCTAGCTCTGATAATACATTCCCCATTCGTTACGATATTCTCGGCGAGTGCAGACTAGCTGAGGGGAAACGAAACGGGACTCAGGTGTATTTATGCAGCTATAGGTGCACTTTATATTTAATTTAAGGAGGAAACAATGAAGTTTAAGAATCTACTAACTGGTAGACAATTTGTATGGGAAGGAGAGTTATTTATCAAGTTAGAGAATCCTCCAACTGAACCTTGTCAATGGAGAAAAGGAGGAACTCGTCCGTTAAATGCTGTTCAACTATCTGGTCACTGTATGGGAGACATACGTGAATTTAACACCAAGAGTTCCGATGATGGCTTTACTCAAATAAGAAGCCAACATCATTACTATTAAAAGGAGGCAAAATGAGCATAGAAAAATTACAACAAGATATTCTTAGATGTCAACACGTAGTTAGTGAAATACACACCAAAATGTATGACCCAGAAAGTTATAGGGCGATAGTTAATGATATTTTCAAAGAAATATTCAAAGACTATCTTCACGAAAGTGGCACAATTAGAGGATTACACGCCGAGAATCAATGTCCAGATAAACTAGAACCAAAAAATTGATGATGGGCCCTTGTAGCTTAACCGGTAAAGCACCTGTATTCTTCTGCGGAGAAGAAGCAGGAAGTTGGTGGTCCGATACCACCCAAGGGCACATTTAAAGGAGAAAAATGATACATGATATTAAAGTATTTAATCCAAAAGGTGAACTAGTTAACGTTATTAACGGGCAAAAATTACATGATGCCAAATATCTAACAATAGCTAAAAGTGTTTCAAAAACAACTTGGGGGAAATCAGCTAAAAAACAGAAAACACGTGTTAAATGCGTAGTATGTAAAAAAGAAGTACTCGGTAAAGTAAACCAAGCTACTTGTGGATCTAATAAATGCATATATGTACGTGCTCTATTGAAGAAAAGTCCAAAATCTTTTCGTATATTCAATTGTACAGAATGCAATATAAAAGTAGAAACCTATCATCATAATAAAAAAACATGTGGATCAGACAAATGTTTTAAGTCAAATAGAGAAAGAGGTGAAAAATTACGAATACAAAAACTTGAGGAGAAAAAACATGGATTCCAAAAAAATGGTAAATGAAATAAAAAAAGGCATACCTAAATATAAACACCGTGGAAAATATCAAATGTCCCTAAGTGGTCTAATAAAAGCGTTACAGAGAGAACGAGTTGGACTACTTGTAAAAATAACTGATAAGCATTACCCAGGTAGATCTCATAGTTATTTTGGGTATCACACTGATCTAGCATTTGAACCAGTTTTAGAGCCGGTTACTGTAGCTGAATTTCTTAAGGAATGTGAAGACGCTATAGGAAAATCATTTATAACTGCAGATCATTTTGATGAATTCTATAAAGATCATGTTATGCAGATTAATGCTCCAGTATGGATCTCTACTCTAGGTCAGGCTAGTCAAAAAGGTATTGTAGATCTGGTACCTACTGATGGTTACATCAAACTAGTTACTGAAAATATTGAAGTAGAGGAGGAGGAAGATGGCTCTGAATAAACAGAAAAAACTACAGTATGTAGAACAAATACTAGAAGAAGTTAAGAATGGTTCTGTAGATGATAAAGAAGACTCAATCTTAATTGAAGTAGCCTTGGACTTTATTGAGGACCTAAAAGAAGGGAGTTCAGAATGACTGTATTAATCTTAGTAGCAGGATTAGCATTTGGTGCGTTTACATATGAACCTTCCTGGTTCGATACCAGACCTCATTACTATTACCTAACTTACAATAGCAAGTCAGAATGTCAAGAAGCGAGAAAGATGGTAAAAAACAAGGGGACTGTATGTACTGACAAACATGAAATGTATAAAACTAAATAAAGGACCAATATGACTGATAATGAAATGACAGATGAAGAAATCATAAAAGATAGAGCTAATAAATATGGTCCAGCCAAGCGTTGTTTTGAAACATGGGCAACTATGTGTGAAACGCTTAATCAATATGCTAAAGAATCAGGCAATATAAACCCTGCACACTTGTATGCTCTAAAGATGAATTTATTAAAAATTGTAAGATCCGCATGGAACCCAACTATTGAAGACAATTATAAAGATGGAAGAAACTACCTCACAATTGCACATCAGTGTATTAAAGAAAAGAAAGGTCAATAATATATGAAAAAATACCATCCATTTTCAGAAAGAATAGTCAATATTTTAACTAAAAAAGTTAATAACGATAACCGACATTTCTTCCGAATCTTAACTGGCTATTATCTATCTAAAATTGCTTCAATGATGCGATGCAGAATTCAAACAAATGACAGGGATATAATTCCAGTTAATACTTATGTACTCAATTTGATGGTATCAGGTACAGGTAAAGGACACTCTACTAATATTCTAGAAAGAGAATTCGTAGCTTTCTTTAAAAAAGATTTTCTTAATAATGTATTTCCTAAAGAAGCAGAGAAAAATTTACAGTTTCTAGCTCAAGAGAAAGCCTCTTGGCGAGTTAACATTGGTCAAACTCAAAGAAATCTACCAGAAGAATGTGACTACCAACTAGAGGAATTTCAAAAAACTTTTGATAAATTAGGAGAATTAGCTTTTAGCTTTGACAGTGGTACAGCTCCCGCAGTTAAACAAATGCGAGAGAAACTTCTATTAGCTGCAGCAGGTTCTATGAATTTGGAACTAGATGAAGTAGGTTCTAACCTATCCGCGAATACGGATGTACTTAATGCATTTCTAGAATTATACGATGTAGGCTTAATTAAGCAGAAGCTTATTAAGAATACTCAAGAAAGTATTCGATCAGAAGAACTACCTGGTAGTACTCCCACTAATCTAATGATGTTTGGTACACCAACTAAGTTATTAGATGGTGGAAAGATAGAAGAAGAATTTAAAGAATGGCTGGAAACGGGATATGCTCGTAGATTGTTATTTGGGTACACGACAGAGACTCATAGAACTAAATATGCGTCAGCAGAGGAACGTTACCAACAGATGATTGATCCAGATATAGCTAATGAAATGGAAGATATCCAAGAAACGTTTGCAAGTTTTGCAAAAAGGTCAGTTAATACAATTCTTCAAATATCAAAAGAAAATCATATTCATTTACTTGAATATCAAATGAGGTCTGAAGAAGCAGCAGATGATATGAAAGATCATATGACTATTCAACAAGCTGAATTAAATCATCGTCACTATAAAGCATTAAAACTAGCAGGTGCTTATGCTTTTGCAGATAATGAAACAGAAATTACTACGGATCATCTAGACTACGCAATTAGTGTAGTTGAAGATTCAGGAGAAGCTTTTCATAAGCTTATGAGAAAGCAAGGTTCTTATGAACGTTTAGCTCATTATTTAGCTGACATGGATACTGAAGTAACTCAACATGAGCTAATGGAGGAATCAC